TTTTTCAAATCTTTTAAATTGTTCTTTATCTAAACCGTGTTCATTCATATGACCTTTGTGCATTTCAAAACCTTTTATTTCTAAATGACCAAAACAAATATCAGCGGTAGAGTGATCTATTGCGTGTATTGAATCTTCGTAATTGTCATCACAAATCCAAGGTAAAAATAACATACGACAACCACCTAATTCTACTTCTTTAGGTCCTTCGTATATCCAAGGTTCGTTTATGCCATCAAATGATGTACATAGTTGTTGAATTGAGTTTACTTTGTTTGTGTTTTTGTAATAAGTATCGTGGTTGCCTAATATAATATGTGTATCTATTTTTAAGTCCCACAATCTTTTCCAAAACTTCTTTTGAAAGTTATGTGCCGTATTAAAGTTGATAAATTTTCTTCTATCAACTACATCACCTAAATGTATTAGAGTATTGATCTTGTTTTCTATGAGATACGGAAAAAATTGTTCATCATAAAAACGATTTTGATATTCAATAAAAGCAGGTGAATCATTACGGCAACCAAAGTGTGTATCATTTAGTAGCGCTATCTTCATAATTTAAAAAATACTTTAATGTGCTGGTTGTTTTCTTCTTTCTTTTCTTTTTCTTTTTTGCGTTGATGTCTGCAATTTTCTGTTGTTCTTCAACAGGCATATTCTTTTTAAGAAATTCTGTAAACTGATTTTTAAACTCTTTGTCTTCACCTGGTTGCAAGGTCATATCATCATAATTAGATTCTGTAATAAGTCTATTCTTTATTGTAACTTGTTTTTTCTCTTTCTGTATTCTTCTTACAAAGGCATAGTATATAATTTGCGTAAAATAAGCAAAAGGATTGTTTGATGTTTTTGGATTAAAGTTGTCTAGGTATTGTAAACAATTTTCTATACCATCACTTATCATATCATCTCTAAATGTGTAATTAATAAAATTAGGTCTATATGACAGGTGATTCGCAATCTTTAAAAAACAACTGCCAATATAATCTGTAACAGGCGGTTTCGGTTTCTTTTCTCTTTTTGCTTTGTTGACCATTTTTCTGTAATCAATCATTGCATTAAGAAACTCTTTGTTGTTTACATAATGTTCTTTTTTTGTAGTTTTTCTCATTATATTAATATAACACCTTTCAATAAAAATGTCAATGTTTAAATAAGCATTGACTTATTTTCTTTTTTATGTATAATAGAGCGTGTTAGCGTTTGGGGAGATAGCTATAGTATTAATGTATAGTTTTATCAATATCATCTTCACCAATCTCATCAAATAGTTCGTTTACTTTGTCATTTTCTTCGTCTGTAAATCTTTGTGTTTTATAGTTTTGTTGTCTTACAGGCATAGGTTTTTGGTCATAGTTAGTCGCAATATTAAAATAAGAAGACGCCATTTCACTAGACGCATTTGTTATCGTCATAATTTTATCTTTTGGAATAGTAATCATTTTATCAGGAGTATAAGAGCACCATTTAATTAATGCGATATAATCTTTAAATCCTGTCATAGTCATTTGTGGTACATATTTAATCAGTAACGGTTTTTCTAATCTTAATAGAGTTGACTTTTCTGGCAACTGATCTTTACCTGTTGGTAAAACAGTTACAACATCTTCGCCATTAACTAACTTAATGATTTTTACGTTTACGTGTGGTTGGTGCATATTATTTTAACTCCACATTATGGATTTCGTAATTGAAATCTTCCTCGTTGTAAATATTTATCCTTTCTCTAAAGTGTGCTAGGGTATAGTTTTCTTTTTCGTTATGTGTTAAATCATCTGATATATCGTATAAAGTAGCACTTGACTTGTTATCTTTTAATCGCAAACCACGACCAATTGATTGTAAGTTTCTTATACGAGATTTACTAGGACTTGCAAAAACTATATTATGTAAATTTCTAATATTAATACCTGTTGAAAAAGTACCATAACTTGCAACTATTATAGCACCATCTGACTTTTCAGTTATAAATCTAATCTTTTCTCTTTCTTCCGCTTCAACACCACCATAAACAAAGAATACTTTTCTTTCAGGATTTTTTTCTTCTATTAGTTTTTTTAATTCTGTGCCGTGTTTTTCCACATACTGAAACAAAACCAAAGTGTTACCTTGTAAAGATGAAACTAAATTACGAATATACTTGTTTCTCTTTTCATTTTTAACAAGGTAGTCCATTTCTTCTTGGTATGTTTTACCAAACAAAAATTCTCTTGCCTGTTTATCGTGTTGTAAAATTAAACAGAAAATTTTTAAATCAGCAAGTTGTTTCTTTTCTTGTAGTTCACTTGTAGATACAACCTTATTTACGGTACCAAACAAACCTTCCAACACTAACTTATGTGTTTTAGTACCATCTAAAGTACCAGTAAGACCAACTCTATATTTACAATTAGTCAGTTTAGTCATAATTTTTGTTAACGAAACTGCTTTAAATAAGTGTGCCTCATCACCTATAACCATACCAAATTGTTGAAACCATTTTTTAGGCAGATTATAAACTGATTGCCAAGTAGATATGATAACTCTTTTATTTGTTTCTTTTTCGTGTCCTTGATATATTCTATGTACATTACGATCACTATTATATCCATAGTCTTTAAAATCTTTGTACAACTGTTCTACTAGTGATGTTGTAGGTACTATAATTAATATCTTATCTTGTTTTTTATCTTTCAATCTCAATAGATTGTATATTAACATCAAGTAAACTATCAAAGACTTACCAGAGGCAGTTGGCGATAATAATAAACATCTTCCTTTTTTAATAGAGTGTACAAATGCTTCTGCTTGATAATCTCTTATTTGTATTTTAGGTATCTTTAATGCTTTTAAAAATCTATTTGTGTCTTCAGCACTCATATGAACATCTTTTATTTTAGTGCCATCAACTATTTGTACATCATTTTTATTACACCAATCAACAATGTATGGATACAATCCTGCATAAATTTGACCAGTTGCATAACTAAACAATCTAATCTTACCGTCCCAAACTCTATTTCTGTATTGAGGCATAAACTTAAAACCAGGCACCTCAAATGTAAAATATTCGCCTAGTTCTCTACGAATATCAGCGTCTGCTTCTATTTTTAAATAGACTTCGTTCTTTTTATCTATGATTAGGTATCTTGTGGTGGTCATTTTTAGATAGCGCCACTAGTAAACTTTCTCCAATCAATTGCGTTTTTGATTGTAAATGTTCTATTACTAATTTGTCTAAGCGTTCTATCCAAAAAGTCAACAATAGTTTCCAAGTATTTTACTTTCTGATTTGCTTTAATCCACTCATCATCTGATTCAATATACTTGTCAACATCTTGTTTTAAGATTTTTAAATTAAAAGGTTTTAATTGATAAACAGCAGGATCAGCTTTACCTGTATAATATTCCCACTTGTCTTTTTTAATTTTAGTAAACTCGTCTTCAGCACGAGTTAGTAACAACTTAAACTTTGTTAAATGTTTTAAATATTTGTTGTGTAATTGAGGTGTTTTTAATGATTCTAAATCTAATTCAGTATCATTAATTTTTAAATCTTTTTCTGCTAATTCTTGTAATTGTTCTAAATCCATAATATATTCAATATAACATAAACTGACAAAAAAGTCAATGTTTATGAGGTTGTTATTGTAGTTCTACTAGCACTTTTGTCAGCAAAATCATATAATTTGTAATCAAAAGTAACAGTAGCAGTTAAGTAATCTGTATCGTTATTTTGTTGAGAGTATTGCAAACCTGATAATGAAATAGGAAAGACATCGCTAAATCTAACTTCAGTTACAGGATTATTTTTACTTGTTAGTATATTTAATGTTGCGTCTGAAAATAGACCACCTGTACTAGGGGCAGCAAATTTAGACCTACCTGCGTCACCTAATACACTATTTTTTGATGTAGGAAATCTATCTACACCTGCGTCAAGTAAATTTTTAAATTCACTATGACCACCAGGAAAACCTAGACCTCTTAACCAACCGTGTATTTCTTGGTAGTTTTCTAAATTTTCATCTACAAGAAATGTCATAGTCAATCTATCATATAACAACTTTTCACCTGGCAAAGGTATATCTCTAAAAGGTGTTGGTTGAGAATAGTTATCTGCTAATGATACGCCAGGTAAATTAACCGCTGTACAAAAGTATTCAACCTTAGGTAATTTGATTATACTAAACTTAAACTTTGTAGGATCAGCGTAGTCTTGTTTTGTTGGCTGTCTATTGTATCTATTTGTAGTAGTCATACTACTATTTATCTGTCTGTTTATCTACTTCTTCCCACTCTTTTGTTTGGGATTCTGTCTTTAGTTTTTTCTCGTTTTCAGTTAAAACACTTTGTTTTTCTTGTGCTTCATCCATTCTTTTCTCAATATTTTCTAAAGCATTGGGTTTTTGTAGAGAGTTTAATCCCATTGATAGTAATGTAATAAAACCACCAATTAATATTATGCCTGCGACTGATTTGAGGATTGTTTTCATACTTTTATTTATGCTAAAAAAAAGGGGCGGTTTTGAGGCCGCCCCTTTATAAGATCGTAAACAACGATCAACCAATATTACATTATGTTTGTAACTTGTACTCTTTGGTAGTATCTGTTACTATCAGCAGAACCAGCGTGGTTCACAGCAGTAGCAGCACCAGATTGAGCACCTGTTTCAGCAAATGGGTTCGCAACTAAACCGTATCTAGTTTTGAAACCGATTTTTGGTTGGAAAGTGTCTTGTCCAACTGCTCTAACCATTTGTAGAGGCACATATGGACAATAGAATATACCAGCATCGTAAGGTGAAGTACCTTTGTAACCAACTACGTAGTATTGTTTCGCAGCTGAGTTTGCTGAGTATGGATCAATGTACACTTTGTATCTTCCGTTTAATACACCAGCAAAAGTGTTACCAGTGTCATCTACGTTAAGATTGTTGTTTAATGCAGGAGTGTAATCTAAAACACCAGCCATTTGAAGCGCACTAGCAACGTCAGCAGAACAGATAATCATATTACCTTTTCCTCTTCTTGTTCTTTGTGCAATTCTATTAGCATCTCTCTCTAATTGGAACATTAGTCCTTTGAATCTCTCAACTGACCATCTTCCGTTTGAGTCTGTGTCTAAATCAAAAACACCAGCTGTTGTTGTGTTAACAGCGGCACCTTTTTCTGCATTGATGTATATTGTTCTTACAACTTCTCTATTGATTTCAGCAAGAATTTCAGCAGATAGAATATTTGCTAATTCTGTTTCTGCGTCTAAACCGTGGATTGCTTTTAAGTCTTGTGCAAGTTCCATAGTGTATTCTGCTTTTAGAGCTCTACTTCTAGCAGTTACAGTAGATTTCTCAATTGAGAAAGCCATTTCTGCAAACGCATTGTTAGTAGAATCACCTAATGCTTCAGCTGAAGCAGTTGTCATACCTTGACCTCTGCTGTAGTTTTCGCCTTGATCTCCACCATCATTTAGGATACCTGGATTAGTTCCTCTATGTTCAGTTGTTGATGTTCCATCAGCACCTGCACTTGAGTCACCAGCAGCATTTCTACTAGAGAAATCTGTATCAGCTTCATCAAATAAAGCTTCGTTTCCTGTTTGTGAAGTGTATCTGCTTCTCATTGCAAATATTAAACCAGTTGGTCCAGTCATTGGCTGAACACCAGCAATATCGTAAGCAATAAGGTTTGGCATTGCTCTTCTTACTAAAGAAATTAGGATTGGATCCCAATTAGCAATAGCAGAACCTGTAGCATTAGTAGGAGCTGCTTCTGATAAGAAAGCTGCGTCCTCTTTCATAGCTCTTTCTTGGTTTTCCAAGATAGTAGCTGTAACGGCACGTCTGTAACTATCCTTTACTTTTGGAAGATCAGGATGTTCTAGGACAGGCTGCCATTTTTTTTCGTATTGTTCAGATAAGTACATATCTTCTCCCTATTTACTATATTTAATTAGACAACTTAATGTCTTTTGTTTTACTTATAGCGGCACTATAAGCAGCCATTGCATTAGTTAAATCAGGATTGTCCTGATTTGACTCTGCCGCCACATCATCTATCTCACTAGAAGTTTCTTTTTTACCAAAATAACTTTCTTTTACAGTAGCAACTTTAGTTTTAAAGTCTTCTTCGTTTTTATAGTCAATTTCTTCTGCAAGTTTGCTGAATTTTTCTTTTTGAGTCTCAGCTAAGTCTTTAGACGCCTCATCAATGATGTCTTGTCTTTTGAAATTTCCGTTCTCTTTAGTTAATTCAACATTCTTTTCAATTGATTCGTTAAGTTTCTTTTTTAACTCCTCAATTTGTGAAGATTGATCTTCTAATACATTGTATTTTTCGTCTGGAACATCAATGTAGTGATCTTCAAATAATTTTTTCAAACCACTTATGAAGTCCTCAGCGATTTCGCCTTTGATTCCTCTTTCTAAAGCAAGTTCGTTTTCTTTCATCCACTCTTCCACTACGTATGCAAGGTAAGAGTCAACTTTTTCTACTAACTCATCTTTAGATTTAGAAGTTTCTTCGGTTAATTTTTTATCAAAGTCTGCTTGCATTTCTTCAGCGATTTCTTTTACTTTAGATTTAATCGCAGCTTCAAATACAGTTGCAGCTTTTGTTTTAAATTCTTCCGATAATGAATCTTCTCCAGCGACAAGAGCGTCAACGTGTTCTTTTACGTCAATCTCTTTCTTATCTTCTTTTTCTTCCTTCTTCTCGTCTTTTTTCTCAGCTTCGGCTTCTTCTTTCTTCATATGTTTTGAAGCAGTCATT